CGACGTTTGCAGAACCGTACTCAGATTTCGTACAAAGCGGTACAAACATCAGGAACGGCAGAGGCTGTAGATTTTGCAGGCCGCAAGTCAAGTCAGGCGTATCAACTTGCTAAACGCGCAAAAGAAATTAAGCGCGATATGGAAAAGATGATGCTTTCTGAAGACCTTAAGGTTGATGGTAACACAACTACGGTTCGTAAAACAGCGGCTGTAATGTCTTGGCTTGGTACTGCCGCCGCAGGAACGTCAAACATTATTGATGGTTCGGCCTCTCCTGTTGTTGGTATTGTCAACCAAGGCTCGCCTACCGCTGGTTTTCCTAACGGATCGTCTGTAGCAAGTCCTTCGGGTTCTGATGCAGTTCTAACGATGGCAATGATTAACCTCGCTATGGAGCGTTGCTTTGATAACGGTGGTGAACCTACCGACCTCATGTGCGATGCTTCACTCAAGCAGAAAATTAGTTCGCTTGGTGGCTCGGTTATTGCTGACCTTCAGAAAGAAGCGCCGGGTGCGGCTCCTGCTACCGCTATCAACGCCATTGATGTTTTGGTGACTGATTTTGGTACGCTGAAGATTGTGCCTAGCCGTCTGTGTCTGCCTAACCAGTTGTACTTCTTTGACTATGATTTCTGGTCAATTGACTATCTACGGCCCTTTATGACCGAAACCCTTGCCAAGACTGGCGACAGCGTGAAGCAGTTGATGGTGGCTGAATACGGTCTACGCGCCAAGAATGGTTTGGCTAATGCGGCTGTTATCGGAATTAAAAACGCTTGATTAAATACAATAACACTCCTACTATTGTTGTTGAAGATAATGTGCTTTCACCTGATTTATGTGAACACATAATTAACCTTGCCGCAAATAAAGGGCTTGGTGATAATCTAATAAACCGTGAGGGTAAGTATATCCAAGACAAAGCAAGAACCAGTAAAGGTGCTTTCTTTGATTACGGTGACAACGATGTGTTAGACGGTGTTATTGAAGCGTTTTCCGGTATGTGCGGTCTACCTCCTACCCGGTTGGAACCTCTGAGTATTCAAAGGTATCAGCCGGGGCAGGAGTACAAACCACACTATGATGCGTTTCTCCCTGATGAAATGGGGGAGATGCCGAAATCTTCAAAGATAAAAGAAGGTGGGAATCGCTGTGTCACTATGATTGCGTACTTGAATGACGTACAAGATGGTGGTGGCACAGTCTTTCCTGTTTTAGGGCTTGCTATACAAGCCGTACAAGGCAGGGTTCTTATGTTTGGAAACCTTGATGAAAACAAGGTTCCGCACCCTGCATCGTTACACATGGGACTACCTCCAGAAAACGGGGACAAGTGGATCATAACTTTTTGGTTTCGGGAGAAAGATGTAATGGTTACTAAGAAAGAATTTAAGAAAGCATTGAAGGCTGAACAATCTGTTAGCACTAAACCAAAGACTGTAGATGCTAAACTTCATGCAAAGAATGTTCACAAACAATTTAAAGCAATTACTGAAGATAGAGGATCAATGCCGATATGAATTCATCTGGATGGAATTTTGACGCTCCAGATTCTCGTCCTTGGAAACTGGACATTAATACTGATGGGACTGCAACTATTAACACTTACCAAGATGTACAACCTGTTATAGAAAGAAACAAACTTAACTTGAATAACTACGGTGACAAACTTACATTTGGTAAAGCGTCAGCAATGGGAACTGATAACGGAGTTACTGTAGCATCAATTCCTTTTGCCGTATGGGAACAGTGGTGCGAGGAAACAGGTGACGCAATCAAGAAAGATGACAAATTACTAGCAAAGTATTTAAACAATCCTGAAAACAAATATTTCAGGACTACACCTACGAGGGTATAATTATGTGGTTATATCAACCTACATTTTCAGGCAACGATCAGAAGCCTATTGTCAACAACTCTGTTTGGTTTAAAAGCAAGAATAGTTAATGGCTATAAGTAATTACACCGAGTTAAACACAGCGGTTGCTAACTGGTTAGACAGGGATGACCTGACTGACCGGATACCAGAGTTTATTGCTTTGGCAGAGGCTAGGTTTAACAGGTTGCTTCGCATTAGGGCGATGGAAGAAAAGCAGACTGCATCTACTGTAGTGGGGCAAAGAAATCTTGCCTTACCCGGAGGGTTTATACAGATGCGTAATCTGCAAATAAATACCTCTCCTATAACTCCTATGCAGTATGTTACCCCTGAAATCTATGATAGATTGTATGGAAGTACACAAGAAGGTACGCCGCAGATGTACACAATTATTTCTGATGAACTTCAGTTAGGGCCAGTACCGGGAAGTGTGCAGACTATTGAGATGTTATTTTACAAAAAGTTTGATGCTCTAACAGGGGTATCTCCTACAAACTGGGTAATTGATAATGCTCCAGATGTTTATCTTTATGGATGCTTGTTAGAAGCAGAGCCGTTTGTTATGAATGATCCTAGAGCGCAACTATGGGCAACAGCATTTCAGCAGTCTATATCAGATATACAAGAACAAGATAATAAGGATCGTCACTCAGGCTCCGCCCTTAGAGTAATGAATACGGGTGGCTACTATTGACCGCACCGATAACATGGGCTGAAGCCTCTTCCCCAATATACTGGAGTAGTATCGGTATAAATTGGAATAGCCCCGCCAAAGCAAACAGTTCTTTGTTTGCTGTAAGTAGTTCAGGCTCATCTACGCACTTAAACATAGTTTCGGGTTCTATTACTCTTGGCGTAAGCGCGGGGAATACAAACTCATCTGGAATGAACTTTCCAGAATCTATTACGTTTGCAATAAACAACGGATACAGTTCTGTCGGTGGATTTACTTTTTCAGAAAGCGTGAGTATGTCAGTACAAAATGGCTACACTCAAAATGATAACGCTACATTTGCTGACGCTGTATCTCTTGGCGTAACTGGCGGTTATGTAAACAATACTCTTTATCCAGAAAGCGTAACTTTAGCCGCAACAAATAGATTTATTCTTGGTCAATTTTTCCAAGATACAATTACCATGACTGTAAATGGTTCCGCAGTAACAGACAACGAGTTCCTATGGGATGATGTTTCTGATGCACCAACAACTTGGACAACAGTGGATTATCCAAATTGAAAGACACAACTTATGCTGATATAAAGGCCACAGGAGGCTTAACCATGAATGAAGTAAAAGAAGTTGCTCTTCAACTTAAAAATACTTGGAATATTGTCTGTAAGGATTCCGAAGGAAAAATAAAGTGGGAAGAAAATAAAAAGAATCTTATTGTTGACGTAGGGCTTAATGACTTGCTTGATAAGTATTTAAAAGGCTCTTCATATACCGCCAGTTGGTTTGTTGGCCTTAAAGCCGCTGGAACTTCCGTTGCCGCTGATACCATGTCTTCTCATTCTTCTTGGGCTGAGTTGGTTGGGTACTCACAGTCTAATAGACCTACCTTAACATTAGGAACTGTTGCAAGCAAAAGCGTAGACAATAGCGGTAGCAAAGCTACGTTTTCTTGTAACGCAACCGCTACTGTTGCTGGAGCGTTCCTTACAACTAACAACACTAAATCTGGAACTTCTGGAACTCTTTACGGTGTAGTTGATTTTGGATCTACCCGCTCAGTAATTTCTGGCGACACATTAGAAGTGACTGTCACGCTGACAGCGGCGAGTGCGTAATGACTGTCGAAACCGCCTCATATATTAGTCAATTAAATACATCCTATCCGGCTGTTGGGGATGCGGTAGGTGAAGGCGACGATCACCTTCGTTTAATCAAGGCTGTACTGCAAACGCAGTTTCCTAATTTAACTGCGGCGGCTGTTAACTCTAACGTAACAGAACTAAACCTTCTAGATGGGGTTACGGCTCTTGTTACATTAGCGGCAGATCAGTCTTGGTCAGGATCGCAAAGAGGCTCTCCTCAAACTATCACCGAAGGTACTTTGATTGATTTGGATAGTGGTAACAACTTTCACTATACGCCTGCCGCCGCAGATGAATTATCTTTTCAAAATGAAACAACTGGTCAATCGGGATTTATTAAATTGATTAATCCCTCGGCATACACCATCAGTTTAGGCTCGGAAGTAAAGAAAGGGGCATCTTGGGATGTATCCACGGCGGGAACATACCTTGTAACTTACTACTGTGATGGAACAAACGTCTACGTTTCAGCAAGTGAGGCGCTTTCCTAAATGCCGATTCTTCAGTCTGGTATCGTTAAACCTTCTTCTGGTTACACTATTGACCAGTCGTTAAGATTTAACGATGATGATTCGGCTTATCTTAATAGAACAGCAGGAACAGCCACATCTAACGACATTGGCACTTTTTCTTTTTGGACAAAACGTGGCAATCTTGGAGGAGGCAATTCGTTTTTTAGCAACCACAGCGATGCCAACAATAGAACTTACATTGGGTTTGATGCCGATACGATTACAATGTTTGGAAAAATATCTGGTTCAGCAAATGTAGAACTCTTAACGACTCCAGTTTTTCGTGATCCCGGCGCTTGGTATCACATTGTCATTGCGGTAGATGTGACCCAATCATCCGCCTCAAACAGAGTGAAGATTTACGTCAACGGAACTCAGATTACGGATTTTGGAACAGCAACTTATCCTGCTCAAAATACAGACCTTCCGTTATTTTCTAAAACAAACCATCAGGTTGGTGCATTTTTCTCATCGTCTATTGGAGACTACTATGATGGATACTTTGCAGAGTATCACTATATAGATGGTCAGCAACTTGCACCGTCATCGTTTGCTGAGACTAACTCAGATACTAATCAGTGGGAAGCGATTGAGTACGAAGGTTCGTATGGAAACAACGGCTTCTACCTAAAGTTCCAAGACTCATCTGCATTAGGCGATGACTCTAGCGGTAATACAAACGACTTCACGCCTACGAACCTAGCGGCTACCGATGTTGTGGCCGACACACCCACGAATAACTTTGCTACTTTCTTCCCAACAGGCGTTGATCCTGATACGGATAAGGCTATTTCCGAGGGAAACTTAAAATCAACTTTTAATTCTGGATCATCAGGAACAGCGCATAGCACTCTTGCTATTAATAATGGAAACAAATGGTACGCAGAGTTTTTAGTTTTAGGAACACCATCATCTGGCGAGCCTGTTATTGGCATTGACAATAATATTGGATGGTCAAGTGGTATTGGTTATAACGGTTCTACTACAAATGACTCTATTGGCTATGTTGCAACTGATGGAAAGATTTATAAAGGTGGAACACTTGTAGATACGGAATCTACATTTACAACAAACGATATTATTCAAGTTGCTTTTGATGGGTCTACCGGCAGGATTTATTTTGGAAAAAATAATACCTGGCAAAACTCTGGCGATCCTGCTGGTGGTACAGGTTATGTCACTACAGCCGCTTTAGAAGCCAGTTATATTGGATTTGCTTGCGGTGGACATAGCACTGGAAGTCAGGCTGTTGTAGCCAACTTCGGCCAAGACAGTTCGTTTGCCGGAGCAAAAACATCAGGCGCGGCAGGATCAGATTTTTATTACACGCCACCTACAGGATACAAAGCGTTAAACACTGACAACTTTAGTGACCCTGCTATTGCTTTACCTACAGATCATTTTAATACTGTGTTGTATACAGGTGATGGCACAAATGGAAGAACAATCTCAGGAGTAGGTTTTCAGCCAGACTGGTTGTGGAATAAATCTAGAAGCGCAACTGGACATAATATGGCTTATGACTCTGTGCGAGGTTCTAGCGGTGGCTACCTTTTGCGTTTGAATATCAACGCAACCTCCGCAGAAACAGCCACAAGTGATGAAGTAAAAAGTTTTACCTCCGATGGTTTTATTACCGATAATTCCCAAAACGCTTCTAGCGTTACATATATTGGTTGGAACTGGAAAGCCGGAGGTACAGCATCCTCTAACACTGACGGCTCCATTACAAGTTCAGTAAGTGCAAACGCTACAGCCGGTTTTTCGATTGTATCTTTTGACGGAAACGGAACATCAGGCGCAACTGTAGGTCATGGTTTAAGTCAAGCGCCAGAGTTAATAATTGTAAAAGGAAGAAACCTTAGTGGTTCAAGTGCTAGTGCGGGATGGGTTGTTTATTCCAAACCTGTAGGTAACACAAAGTATCTTTACCTAAACGAAACAGGTGCAGAAGCAACTGACTCTGGAAGATGGAATGACACTACACCCACTGCAAGCGTGTTTACTTTGGGCGATGATGGCGTTGTCAATACAAGTTCTTCTCCATACATAGCCTACTGTTTCCATTCAGTAGAAGGCTACAGCAAAGTAGGTAGTTACACCGGAAATGGAAATGCAGATGGCCCCATGATCCACACCGGGATGTCTCCAGCCTTTGTTCTTGTTCGCAAAGTGAGTGGTGACAACTGGGCGATCTATGACAACGCGAGAGACCCATACAACGTGATGAGCAAGCAACTTTATCCTGATTCAGATTCGTCAGAGGAAACATCAAGTGCGCGATACATTGATTTTGTATCAAACGGCATAAAGATTAGAGGAACTAACTCTAGGACAAACACAAATGGCGAAACTTACATCTACTTAGCCTTTGCCGAATCACCATTCAAGACATCTAACGCGAGGTAATTATGTGGTATAGCGAAACAATAGGAAAAATAAGAACGCCTCGCGCCTTAACGGTAAACGGCATCCAACATCCATCCAACATCTTCAGGGCTTGGTCATCACAGGAACTAGCCGACATAGGCATCTATCCGGCCCGTGTAGACGCTCCTGATAGCCGCTACTGGAATACTGGAGCAGAGTCCTACACCCTTACTGATGGCGAGTATGTCATCTCATACGCCAGTACAGAGAAGGATGTGGCATCTCTCAAGACTGATGTAATTGATAAGATCAACGCACACGTTGGTTCACTCTTATCCTCGTCAGACTGGCGTGTGATCCGTGAGGCTGATGGTGGTACTGCTGTCAGCGATGACTGGAAGACCTACCGCAATGAGGTACGCGCTCACGGTAACAGCCTTGAGTCAGGTGTAGAAGCCTTTGCTTCTGTTGAGGCAGTGCGTAACTTCCAAAACCATGCGGTACAGGAAGAGCGTAAGGTATCAACGTATGACTCTGAAGGCGTAGAAACAATTGGCCCTGAGACTGAGACAGTTAATCGTACCGTAGACAAAACATATTGGGGTTGGCCTACGGCCCC